TCCGTTCAAATGGTTTGCGAGGTGACGCATCAGCAATGTGTTGAGCAATTGCATTAAAGTCAAGTTGCTCACTTGGATAACTCGCAGATTGTACGCATATAAACTTGCGTGGGTAGGTGCTATCAAATTTCTTCATAACCTATGTTTTTCTTTAATTTGTTTACTAAATCAATTGCCTCTTCGGGTGTCATTATAAATGCATCCTCTTCGTTTGACCTCCATTTATTAACCAAATGAGTTATTGCAATTGTTTGGTTAATGGTCAATGAATAAAGCGATTCATTTAATGGATTTCTTTTTGGTTTGAAATCTTCAAGATTTCTACCATAAATTTCAATCTTTTTGAACTGCATAATTACCCGATGTGTTTAGTAATGAATAAAGGTGCTGACTCAATTGGATAGTATTTGGTCATTGTCCAACAAATGTTACCAATCATTCTGCAAAGAGCAATTTCGTTACCTGCAACGTGAATTTCGTTGATTCCTTTTTTAGCGACAGACAATCTGTGTTGTCTTGAAATGATGTTGTTTTTCATAACTGTTGTTTTTTTGTTTGTTTGATGAAGCAAATATATAAATAAATTTTAATCTGTCAATAGTTTTATCAAATTATTTTTAGTTTTGTAGGTTTTATGCGGGTTTCAAGATGCATTTTTTTTTTGATGAATGTCAAAAATGCGTCTTAAATTAGTGACGTGAAAGGTAAAATACTACATTCAATGAAGCCACGAGCGAAAAAACCATTCGCAGGTGAGGCAGGATTGCAGCAATCCATTATCCAATACATCAAGATGCAGTACCCAAATGCACTTTATTGCGCCTCAGCGGGAGGAATGTTCACGAGTATGAAGCAGGCGATTAAGATGAAGGCGACTGGATATGTGAAAGGTTTTCCCGATCTTCAAATATGTGAGCCTAATGGCAAATACTTTGGCCTCTTTATTGAAGTCAAAACGGAGAAAGGAGTTGTGAGTAAGGAACAAAAGGAATGGATCAAAGAGTTGAACAAAAGAGGCTATTATGCTACTTATGTTAAAGGATTTGACGCAGCTCAAAAAATTATAGATGATTATTTCAAAGGCACAATATGAGCAGCATAGAAGGTTAGCAATCAACCTTTGCGGTGGCAATGTCTACGAGGCAGATGATTTGCTTCACGACACGCTATTGTGCATCTTCGAAAACAAATCCACTATAAAGAACTCCGAGCATTACATAAACCACGCATTAAAGATTGCCCATTGGTCAAATAGAAGTCATTACCATAACACCATTCGCAAGTTCAACCAAATGAGTGATGAGCCAACCGAATCACAACTGCGAGATTTTGAAAGTGTGGAGGTGTGGTTAGGTGATCGCATCACAAATGAACAACTTGATATCTTGATTTCACGGCTTCCGATGTTGGAGCGTGAAGTCTTTTATCTATATGCCTTAAACGATTTTAGTTATCAAACTTTGAGTGATGAAACTGGAATTCCTAAAAAAGCACTTTATAACTTTGTGAAATACGCAAAAAACGAAATACGAAAAGCAATAGTCATATGATTAATAAGATAATGCAAATGGCCAATGAACGGATGCATATCTGCATAGAGTGTCCCGTGTACAATTCCACAACTCGCACTTGTGGGATGCCATTAAACAAGTTAAACCCATTCGCACAACCAGTCACCCTGGATGGTGTCACATTCAAACCGTGTGGTTGTTTCCTTGACCTTAAAACAAAGATGAGTTTTGCGGATTGTCCTGCTGGCAAATGGCCAAAGATAGTTGATGCCGAATTGGTAGAGCAAGCCAAAGCACTTATTGAAGAAGTAAAACGCACCAATGTGCTATCTGATGGCAATCGTAAATTACTTACGCAGCTCGATACTATAATGAAAGGTACTAACACCAAAACGAGTAGCTGCATTCCTTGCGTTAATAAAATCATTGACGAACTCAATAACCAACTAAAACGTGAGGAGGTGCTACCTACTGAAGAAGAAACCCCACAACCTAAAAAACGTGGAAGAAAACCAAGAAAATCAGGAGTATGATGAGCCTGCTACATTTTTGTTTTATGTCCTATTTACTGATAGGCTTATTACTTATTGGACTGATGGCCGTGATGATCCTAAGGCAAACCCTACGTTTTTCTCTTGAAAATATTATGGGTATGCTATTCACTGCGTTTTGTTGGCCAGTTGTTTTGGCAATGACAATTATTGAATTGTTCAAAACTAACGATTAACTTTTAAGGCAACCATTGCACTGAATTACTATCTTTGTAGTGTTGAGTGGTTAAGCGTTTTCCCCCTTTCGTTATAACCCTCAACAAGTTAATACGATTGGGGGATTTTTTTGAGATACTTATGAAAAATAAAGTTTGGAACAAAACAGTTATTGCAACAGAAGAGCAGAATGTTGAAATTTATCCAACCGAGGAATTTCATGGAATCATCATTGAAACAAAAGAGTTGGATGATACGAAAGGTAGTCCAAGATTGTATCTCAATAAAGATGAAATGGAACTTTTAATTATCAAGATGCAAGAGATGATGAATTACGTTTTGGAAAAATAAAAAACAGTCAGGTGGTGGAATTGGTTAGACACGCTCATCATTAAGCAATGAGACTTTACAAGTTCGAATCTTGTCCTGACTTCAAATGATAAATAGAAAGAAATTCTCCTTTGGCATTGGGAGATGCAAACGCCAAACTTGCGATACATCAACGCTTGGTTCAGGTAAATTCGCTATTCGCGAAATTGTTTGTTTTTCTTGGGGGGGCTTTTTCTTTTCTTTCTTTTTCTTTTTTACCTTTTTTTCTTTTTCTTTCTTTTCTTTTGAGTTATAGTTATTACTTTATTAATTAATATAACTATTAATAATTAGGTCTTATCTTAAATAATTTAGTAAATTTGAAATATGATAATTCTACCTGCACAAATCGAATCAATCAAAAGTCGTAAGGACAAAACTACGGCCATTGTGATAGGCACTAATGAATTAACTCCAGCAACTGCAGGTCAACTATTCAGCCTTCAAAATTCATTCGTCTATTGTGCGATAAAAGAGGAGGAGTTTGCTACTAATGAAAGGGACATTCTTAATGACCTTAAAGCTGATTTTGAGATTGAGAGAAAGAGTAATGGTCAAAGGTTGAGAAATATCCTCTATAAGTTATGGGAAAGTGATAAGGAAGGATTCCTTACCTTTACTAAATACTATGACCACAAGATGGAGCAACTAATAAATCACTTTAAAAGTAAGTTGGAATTGTAAGTATCAACAAAATTCAATCGTATGCCATTTGAAAAAGGAAAATCGGGAAATCCAAACGGTAAGCCTCAAGGTGCTAAAGGTCAAAAGACTTTGCAATGGGAGGCATTGGGCGAATCAATTACTGGTCAACAAGCTGAGCAGTTCAATGACTTCTTGAACAAGCTTTGGGGATCAAGAAACGATGAAGATAAAATGATAGCATCTGAACTTTACCTCAAGACTTTGGAATACTTCAAACCTAAGCAGGCACGCAATACGATTGTGGGTGACGCTGATGCGCCAGTACAAATAATAATATCGGATAAGTTATGAAGCCAAAAGAATACGCAGCTGAATTAGTCAAAGGATTTAAACCAATGGTCAGGTCAAAGATGTCTGAAGATGAGGGTAGTGTCTACGCACGTGCGGTTAACTGCGCGTTACATCACATTGAGATAGTGCTAACCTTGGATATCCCCACAATGAGTGAAGGGGATGAGCAAGACTTTTACGATTGGTATAAGCTTGTCAAATTAGAACTGCAAAAGCTATGAAGGTCATATACGAATTCACCGAGGATGACAAAGAGGAGTTGGAGTTATTCCAACAATCTCGCAAGTTGTGGGTGACGTTTTGGGAATTAGAGCAAGAGCTGCGCAGTTGGGTGAAGTACAATAGTCAAAATCTTTCAGCTGAACAACTGGATGGTGTGGATAAATTCCGTACACGTTTTTATGAGATAATAAATGAAAATCAAATAAAGTTAGACTGATGGAAGAAAAAGAAGTTAACCCAGCTACACAATCAACATTCACCATCGCAGTGTTATTCGGTATGTGGCTACAACAAAAGGAGCAACGCAAGAGATTAGCAAAGGCAAAAATCACCGAACTTTTCACCGAATGGATCACCGAACTTGAAAAGAAACTACCCGACAATGAATAAAATAAAAATATCACTTGACTATAACACCATCACGGTAAAGCAGTACGTTGACTTCATCTTGAATGAGGGCAATGAGGTAGGTCAAGTTTCAGCTATACTGAACAAGCCAAAGGACTTTGTGAGGCAACTTGCACCTGATCAATTGCAAAATGCAATAAATGCATTTCGTTCGATTATAGAACAACCCCAAGCTTCAAAACAAAACAGATGGAAGGACTACGGATTTGTTCCCGACATTAACGCTATCTCATTTGGTGAGTGGCTTGACCTTGATAGTAACTGCAAGGACTTCCCAAAGAATCTTAATAAGATACTATCAATCCTTTATAGACCAATCAGCAATCAGTTAGGCAATAAGTACGTAATAGAACCGTACACATCAGCACATTTAAAAAATGCTGATGAGTTCAATGAGATGCCTTTATCAATTGCAAACGGAGCGTTGGTTTTTTTTTCGACTATCGAAAAAGAATTGGTGAACACTTCGCTTCAGTTTTTGGATTCAGAAGTGACGAGGAATCTGAAGGAGGCGATGATGATGATGGAGGAGGCATTGCAACAAGCGAACTCTCAAGTAAATACGGATGGTTCCACGTCATAGAGGAGTTGGCAGATAGAGATGTAACGAAATTTGATGCCATCACAAATACACAAGCCTCAACCATCTTTGCTCATCTATCGTATCGCATAGATTATTTCAATTTCCAAAAGCAATTACTGACTAAAAACAATCATTAAAGCTACTTAACTAATATGAGCGCATCTTCACTTTATACTTATAATGTTGTCATTGGTAAATTCGAGGAGTTTGCAAATGCACACGCATTGATACGTAGGTTCACACACGGACAAATATCGCAGGCAGATTTGGAAAAGGAAGGCGAATGGCCTTGGATGCACGTTACCCCTACTTCATTTTCATTTGATGCAGGTTCATTGACCTATTCTTTTGACGTTTACTTTTCAGATTTGCCACGTGACAAAGAAGAAAAGACTGAATACCAAAGGCAGTCAATGAGCGAGTGTATCCAGTTGGCAGGAGACTTTGTAAATATGTTGGAAAACGGAACAATCTTCGATGAGTCAGTTGTACTTGGCAAACCAATTTCAGCACAACCTTTTATTGAGGAATTTAGCCACGTGTTAACTGGCGTTCAATTGTCAATTGACATCACAGTAGATTATGAGTGGAACGCTTGTGACATTCCATATATTGGTGAATAATGAAGAAGCTGCAATACACAACCAATGATCCATCAGCGTCAACCGATTATTTGGCGGCTGACAATACTTGGAAAACAATACCTGGCGGTGGTGGTGGTAGTGGCATCCCAAAGGGGACAACTTCGGGAACTGATACCTATACCACAACCATCAGCGGTATCACTTCATTGAGTGACCAAGATGCGTTCCTCATTCGTTTTATCAATGGCAACACAACTGGATGCACCTTGAATATCAATTCACTTGGTGCTAAAACTTTGTATCGCAATAACGATGGTGCGTTGATTGGTGGGGATATTGTAAGTGGAGCAGAAATGTTTTGCATTTATAACACAACGCTCAACGGATTCCAAGTAATTGGAACTGCGCCAAACACACTTCTTGCATACGTGACCAATGCTGATTCCGTTACAATAACCAAAGGACAACCAGTGTATGCATTTGGTGGACAAGGTGACCGATTGACCGTGAAGCTTGCATCTAATTCAAGTGATGCCACTTCAGCGCAAACAGTTGGATTGGTGGTGTCAGCTTCAATAGCTGCTAATCAAAAAGGATTGATAATGGTCAATGGTCTACTCGATGGATTAAGCACATTATCAACATCAACGTGGGCGGATGGAGATGCAGTTTATCTTGGTGCAACGGCGGGAACTATAACGAAAGTAAAACCATCAGCACCTAACCACCTTGTATATCTTGGATTCGTCACAACGGCAAGTCCAGGAAGCGCAGGTCGTATGTATGTAAGGGTTCAGAATGGTTATGAGTTAGATGAAATTCACGATGTTAAGATAGCATCGGTTGCAAATAACGATGGGTTGTTCTACAATTCATCTAATGGACTTTGGGAAAACAAACAACTCAAAACATTTAATGGTAATTCAATTGTAGGTTCTGGAACTGAATTGGTTTTCAATTACGATAGGGCAAGATTTGGTATTGAAGGATTCAGCGATTTCATTTCACCTGCTGCAACCAATAACGCTATTGATTCAGCTTACACGGTGTTCACCCAAGGTTCAGGAGCAACTGCATTAATAAGCGCAGCCCCTTCAGTTCGTGCCACAAATCAACAAGGCTTTATTCAACCTGCAACTGGTACAAATGCAACTGGTGCGGCAGGTATATTTAGCACAACAAGTGGCAATAACTTTTTAGCTTTGGGAGGTGGTGCATTTAGCTTCACAACATCTATTTTAATTCCAACCTTAAGCACATCACTTGAGAGGTATCGAATTGTCCTTGGAATAGGTACATCGGTTATCAATGCATCTGATGCAACTGGTATATTTTTCACTTATGATGAGGGCGGAATTCAGAACGGTACTTCACCATCTCCAAATTGGCAATGCATAACGGCGGTTAGTTCGGTGCGTACATTGACCACTACAAGTGTGGCAGCTTCAACAACGGCGTGGCAAAAGTTCACCATTGAAGTTAACGCAGGTTCTACATCAGTTCAATTTTACATTGACAATGTTTTAGTTGCAACACACACGACTAACATACCAACTGGAATAAGTCAGTTGATAACTCCAAAAATTCAGATAGCTAAATCAATAGGCACAACTGCACGTAGTTTCTTTGCTGATTATTTTGGATATAAACAAACATTCACAACTCCAAGAATATGATATTAACGAAATATAGAATGATTACGGATAATGGCTATATTGAGACTTTGGATATTCAAGAGGCTGAAGCTTATGGCAATTATATAATAGTTACCGAGGAGGTTGTAGATGGCGAATAATCCACTCACTCAGTTAATGAATGACTTTGGTCAAGAGGTTGTTGAAAAGGCAATGCTCAATCTTGGTGTGTATAGAACTGTCAATGGAAAGAAACGCAGAGCGGTGGCATCTGATACGTTACGCAAGTCGTTAGCATTTCGTTATGATAACAAATACAAGCGCATTGATTTCTTTGCAAAGGGTGAGGCGGAGAAATATGCATACTATGTAGAGGAAGGAAGAAAGCCAGGTCGTAGACCTCCAACGGATGCAATCTTGCAATGGATGAAAATCAAAAAGATTTCACCACGCAATGAGAACGGCTCATTTAAAAAGTTCAAAACTCCAAAGGCAAGGGAAAACGCAATGGAGGCAATCGCATACAATATCAGTATGTCAATTGGTAGAAGGGGAATCAAACCTCTTTTCTACTATCGGGATGCAGTCAATGAAACGTTGGTTGATTTTAATGACAAATTTATGGCTGCATTAAAAAGTGAAATTACAATAGCAATCGAAGAAAATTTAGCAGGTACAATAAAGGTTTAAGATATGGCATATAACACAGCAATAAGAGGACTTTCAGCACAAGGAGGTAATAGTACAAAAGGAATGTGCTACTCGAATAATGATGTTTCATTTACAATGACGTCAACGGAGTTCGCTAATCCTGGATTCAAATACATTGTTGAAATAACTGATTTGAATACAACTGAATCGTATAAATTTTACATCGCACCTAATGCGGTGGGTAGTGGTGTGTTCAATGCTAAAACGATTTTCAATCAACTCATCAAAACCAATGTGACCATTGATGACACGGATAACATCTTGTTGCAAATAACTGAACCAATAGTAGTTAACAACAATTTGGTCAATAGATTTAGAATTGAATTATACGAAGGTTATGAGGTTGCAGGTGTGTTTACTGAAGATACATCAGTAGTCAATACATATATATTAATGTGCGTCTACGGAAAGGGCAAGAGCAATTATTTGGTAATGGGTACGGCATCAACCCCACCTATTGCATTGTCGCAATATTACGACAATACACTTGGATTCGGAAAAGAAACGATTGCAACTCGCATTGATATTCCTTTGACATTGCAACAAGAGGTCATTAATTGGCAACGTGTATCAAGGTCAAATGTTAAAGGTGCAAAGGATAGCGCTTACAAGATTTTAAGTTGGATAACTGATAATGGTAATCTTATTAATGAAGCTTATCAATATTACACAATTGCGAATTTCAGATTTTATTTATACGATTCCACTTACACTCAAATTACAACTTTTGACATTCCATTTATTCAACAAGCTGCATCATTATACCATCTGCCAGTAGGTCTTAAAAATTTAGTTAATGGCAGTTACATAACTCAAGAGGATGCTGATGATACGTTATTTTGGACTGTTGTTGGTATTGATGGAAATGATGATGAAGTAACTGCAAAGTACGGATTTTACATTGATGAAGATTGCAAACACAATCCAGTTCACGTCTATTGGCTCAATCAATTAGGTGGTTGGGATAGTTACTCATTTATCAAGAAAAATGAAAGGTCTATTGATGTTGAAAAGAAACGTTACAAGACCTATCTCGGCAACTATAACACGGCAAGTGTTGAAACTCCATTTGATACTAAAAATTATTCACGTGCATTAACTGAGCGTGAGCCAATCGTAAAGACATTCATCAATCTTACAAGTGATTGGTTAACCGAATCTGAATACAAGGCAATGAAAGATTTGTTTTACTCAAAGTCTGTATGGATGGTAGATGACAACGTGGATGGTTACAACATTTTGCCAGTTGTTGTTGAGGACACAAATTATTTGATGAAGCGTGAACGCAATTCAAGAAAGTACAATCAAACGTTGCGCCTTCAATTGGCTAATGATTACGATACAATCAATGATTTGCCTGCTGAATTCCCAATACCTTCACCTGATGCTTGCGAATTCTTTACCATTTTTGGGAAAACTGGAGGTAACGGGCAGTTGAATGTTGGGCCAAATGTTGGAGATGCTTGTAATATAATTGTAACCAATGCAACACGTGGAAGATGGATTCAAGTAAGCGTTGATGGAACGGGAATAAGTATAGTGCCAGGCCAAGCATACTACGTTCAAATTGATTACACCACAACTATACCTTTTCCACACGCTGAAAGTGGTTATATACAACTCGGAAATGTTGCAACGGGGGGAGGTTCTACGACTTTCTTTTCAATGCTATCAGCTGGAACTCCAATTATAGCAAGTGGAATTTGGGGAACAGGAACAGGAACAAATTACTTCAAGTTGCAAGTACCTCAATGGAGTGGCGGTGGCTCATTCAGCGGAAACATTTACGTTACAGTTGGTCAGGGAACTTGTCCATAAATTTAAACTATGCAAACAGCACTAATCTTATACACGCAAGAGGATGAAACTCCTCTATTGGTTGACCTTTACGAGAATGAAAACATCTCTTTGAATTGGTCATTCAATGACATTCAAGACCTTGCACCACGTGGTAACTATTCGAGGACTTTTCGAATTCCATTCACACCTACCAACGCAAGTATTTTTGGATTCATTCAAGAGAACACATTTCAATTTAGTGGATTCAATCCCAAGCGTAAAATCAACGCATCTATCACGGTTGATACCATACCAATTATAGAAGGCTACGTGCAATTTAAAGCGGCATACACGAGCAATGGTGAGGTATCTGATTTGGAGATAGTGTTTTTTGGTAACACGGTGGATTTCTTCAAAACCATTGGAGATGCTGACTTTAAAAATTACATTTCATCGGAGTTGCAAGAAAACTATGATTTCATTGTGTCTTATGTTACAACCGATGCAGTTAACGCAAGTGGAAATGTTTATCTTGGATTGACTGACAAAGGTCAAAATTGGGTAATGAATGTCAATGATTCAGGCACTCGAAACATTTTAAGCAGTGATTTTAATATAGTTCCAAAGATTGGTGAACTCACCCCATTTGTAAGGGCAAGATACATATTTGATAAGATATTCGCATTGAGTGGATTTGAATTCAATGAAACGGATAGCACTACACTTACCGAGCAGTTGGATAAGATGTGGATTCCTTGGATTGGTGAAAGTGATTTAATAGCACAACAAGGAAATCCTGATACTGCACGATTCAAGTTAACTAATAGTGGATCAATTACACTTGATACAACTGATTTCACATTAACAAATTTCGCAAGTGGAGGAAGTTGCTTTGTTGCTGAATTACCAACTTTAAACATTGATATTGATTCGGGTTCAAATATTGGTGCAAATAATATTTATACAGTACCTTTTAGTGGTAGTTATGTTTTTGCAGGTAATATGACTATTCAAGCTGACAATTCAATAGGTTCAGTTTGGATGGGTTTTTTGGCGAGTGATGGAGTATCTTCTTTTTTAATAGCTAATGGTGGTTCAGCTAATTTTGTGGTATGGGATAATGCTTTACAAGATTATATCTATAACACCAATACTGATGTTGATGCAACAACTGGAACATCTTCCGCTTTTGTTCAAGAAGGATGGACAATTAAACCAATTCTTTACATCTTTACAGATGTTTATCTACAATCATACAATCTTAATCCATTAGTTACATTTACAATATCATCTTTTGAGGTTGGCACGTTGGACATATCAAAGCCATTGTTTGGTAACGCAATTGATTGGGCAGCTAATGCTCCAGTAATGAAGTGTAGTGAGTTTATGTCATCACTTTTTAAGATGTTTAATTTGGTTGTTATTGCTGATGATATCAACCCAAATCTATTGACATTTAAACCGATTCAAGAATATTTAGCTGAAGGAGTTGCAAAAGATTGGTCGAATAAATTAGACGTATCAAAAGACATTACACTCACATCAACTGCTGATTATCAATCAAAAGAAAATTTGTGGACATACAAGTCAATGAATGATTATTTTAATCAATTATATAACGCACAAGGAGGTCGTGTATATGGTAGGTTGTTGTTGATTGATCCCGAAAATGATTTTGCAACCAAAGAACAAAAAACTGAAATAATGTTTGGTGCTACTCCATTAAATAGCATCAAAGGTAGTGACTATCCTATACCTAAATTTCAGTCAGGAAATGGACAATTTGCAGCACCTGGCGCACGCATTTTGTATAAAACTGAAGATGAGATAACATTCAATATTTATAATGATGACTTTGGTAATGTGCTACCATATACTGCATTTTTATTTAGTCATTACACCACAGCTATTCCATCAATTGCAGATGAAGATTTAAACTTTGGACAAGAAGTGCCTTTGCACTATTTAGATAGCACACCATATAAGACGTTATATCAACGCTATTGGAATAATTATATATCTGACATTTACGCACCTGATGCACGTGTTATTGAAGCTTTCTTTGCCTTGGATTTTGCTGATGTTTATCAATTCAAATTCAATGATAAAATCTTTATCAAAGATGCGTACTATAGAATTCTTGACATTAGTGATTATGTGGTAGGAATGCAAGATAGCGTTAAGGTGAAGTTGATTAAATTTGTTAGCGCAACTCCCGATTGTTTACTTTCTCCAAAGCCAGTTATTGGAATTAATGGAAACATTATTTGGGAAGATTCTGAAGGTGATACACAACCTGCAACTGAATCTTGTTGTGATAAATACGGATACTATTGGGTTGGTTCAGAATGCTATCCAACACCAAGAGATTCAAAAGGAAGGGGGGGAAGAACTAAAATGTTTTCAGAGGTTACCACTACTCTTTCAAATGTTGAAACAACACCAGTTAACAAGGCGGCATACATAGCTGATAATGCAGTTGTGCAAGAAATCAATGAAAGAACTTTTGTAAATGGTAATAATGTTTTTGTTGGTGGTTCAAATAGTGGCAGTATTGTGAGTGGTTCAAGTAATATAGTTGTTTCTGATTTGGGAAGCGTAATGGTACTTGGCACATCAGCAAGGGCAATCAATCAAGGTGTGACATTAGGCGCAGGTGGCGCATATGCAGGTGAGTATCAAAGCGGAATTATTCAAGTTCGTGGTGCAGGAGATTGGACAAATAACACCACACCAATAACGCTAACAAATGAGAGAAATGGTTATATCACCGTTCCTGATGATTCAGTATGGTATGCAAAATTGATGTTGACCATTGGACAAATAAGCGCAGGGATAGACGGCAATGGAGTTGTTGAATTTAATATTCAATTGGGTGCAAGTGCTGGAGTGTTATCCGTGAAAGATGCCATTATAGTTAGTGAAAATCTTGAAACGATTAGCGGTAATTTTGAACTCGGAGTGGATATTGTGGGATTAACATTTGCTCCACAATTACTACTTAAAAATAGCAGCTATCCACAAGACAATATCTTCATTGGAGGTCAAATAATCTATAACCAATACCATTATGAATAATCCACAACAAACATTCAAGAACATTTGCGAGATGCAAAAGATGGGCATCAAGTCGAATGCGAAAAGCTACCAAAATAATTTACCAAAATGGCTAACTGGTTGTATCAATATGACCATTCTTGCTACTTTAATTTGGGGAACATATGAATTAATTAAAATGATTTTCAATGGCTGATAATAAAGTAGTTTTAGAATTTGAAGTAAAAGGTAACGGAGAGCAAAAGGCTCAATCGTTAAGGGCGCAAATGAAGGCGCTCAGAGATGAGTTAGGAAGGTTGCCCGAAGGCACGAAAGAGTTTGACGAAATACAAAGACAACTCGGAGAATTAACGGATAAAGTTGGTGACTTAAATAGGTCAGTTAATACATTGGCAGGTGATCCATTGGAGAGGTTAAACAACTCCTTTGGAATGATTGGAAGTAGTTTGATGTCACTTGATTTTGGCGGTGCGGTTACTGGGTTAAATGGTGTTTCAGGTGCAATAAGTGAAATCAAATTTAAAGATGTAGCAAAAGGAGTTGAGGATGTTGGAGGGGCATTTGCAAAACTTGGAAAAGCTTTATTAACTAATCCAATATTTTTACTGGCTGCAACAATTGCATTGGTTGCAATGAACTTTGATAAACTTATCAAACTGTTTCCATCACTTGATCAAGCATTAACTGGTTTAAATGATTCTGAAAGAGCATTGGCAGCATCAACTGAAGCAAGGGCAGCCGCGAGTCAAAAGGCTTATGAAACAATCAAAAAACAAGATAATATATTAAAGCTTCAAGGATTAACTGAAAAAGAAATTCTTGAGCGAAAAATAAAATCTGTTGCAATTTCGATTCAAGATAGAAAAGCACAATTAATTAATGCTCAAGAACAAGCTAAAATACAAATTGAAACTGCAAAAAGAAATCGTCAGATTTTGGATGGTATGCTTCATTTTGTGACTGGCCCAATTGAGGTTATTGTTGGTATGGTTGATTTGATTGGAAATGCTTTCGGTCAAAAATTCAACATACGTGAACAAATGATGGATGCTATTGGCGATTTGCTTTTAGATTCAGACGAACAAGAAAAGAAATTGAATGAGGACATTGAAAAAAGTAAAGATGCACTCCTCACAATGGAGGAGGAATTTGCAGGTTATCAATTGTCCATTCAGGCAATGGATAAAAAGACCAGTGAAAACAAAAATAGTTTAGCTCAAAATGATCATAAAACTCAAAAGGAATTACAAGAAAAAGAATTAAAGCAAAAAGAAGATTTAGCGCAAAAAGAATTAGATGCAGCCAAAAAGCAAAAGGATTTATTAAAGCAAATTGAAGAGGAAGCACTTACAGAGCGTGAAGCATTAGCGCAAGAAATTCAAAACATTCGTCAAGGTGCTGAAGCTACTGAAATTCAAAATTTAAGGGATTCATATTTTACAAAAATTGCAATTGCTGAAAAAGAAGGTTTAGATTTTTTAGCATTAGAAGAAAAATTAGCGCAAGAAGAACAAGCCATTCGAGAGAAATATGCAGTGAAAGAAGTTGAGTTGGTCAAAATGACAACTGAACAAAAAATGCAATTGGCTCAAACTGGTTTAAATGGTCTAATGAATTTGAATGATTTACTAACTGCATCAGGTTTGTTAAATGCGAAACAATCTTTCAAAATAAATAAAGCGTTACAACTTACACAAGCGGGAATTGGTGCGGTGCAAGCGGTGCAAAATGTTTTGGCTGACCCTACCTTAATTGGTGGTACACGTTTTATAGCGGCGGCGGCGGCGGGTGTTGCAGGTGCTGCGAATGTCGCAAAGATTGCAGCAATGAAATTCAATCCAGGTTCTGCCTCAAGTCCTTCTGGTGGGGGTGGTGGTTCTATGGGCGCAGTTGGTAACGGTGGCGGTGGTTCAACATCCGCACCTGCCTTGGATTTGTCATTCTTGAACAACCAACAAACGAAAGCGCAACCGATACAAAGTTATGTTTTAGCTACTAATGTGACGAGCGCACAAGATGCACAACAAAAAATCTTAGACCAATCAAAATTAATAAAGTAATATGAAAGAAGAAGAAGTAAAAGTCATCGAATATACGATAGACGATAGCGGTTATTTAGGAGTTCACGCAATGAGCCTTGTTGAGAATCCTGCAATTGAGGTAGATTTTGTGGCATTGTCAAAAACACGCAAGGTTCAACAAGCTGCAATCGAAGAAGGTGAAAGAAAAATGGTCTATGGTGCGGTGATGATACCAGAGCAATTGATTTATAGAGTTGATACAATGGGTCGTGAGTACTACTGCAAATATTCAAAGGAAACAATCAACAAGATAGCGCAAGAATATCTCAAAAGAAATATGCATCACAACTCAAATTTGGAACACGAAATTCCAGTTGTTGGATGCACGGTTGTCGAGTCGTGGATAGTGGAAGGAGCGCACGACAAGAGCCAAAACTTTGGATTCTCATTTCCTGAAGGCACGTGGTGTATCGGTATGAAGATTGATAACGATGAGGTGTGGGCATCCATTAAGCAAGGTGATGTAAAAGGCTTTTCATTGGAGGGATTCTTTACTGAAATAAGTGATGAATATATGACTCAGCAAGAAATCGAAAAGATAATGAAGGAGTTAGAGAATGAATTGAGTGGGTTGTAATAAATTACACCAGTGCAGGTGTATGTTTACCCGACAAAAAAGGCCTCCACGTTTGGGGGCCTTTCTTGTGAAACCGAACTAAAACAAACTAAAAAAACACATTACAACGGAACAAAAATAGGTGTTTTGCTACTTATGATTAGAAAAAGTAAAACATAGATATGAACAAAGTAAGTGAAATCGTTTCCAAGTATGCAGATAGATTGAAAGCTTTTGGCATTCAGTTGTCCGCAGAAGGGGAAATCACAAAAGAAGCTCAGATGGCAATGGCCGTTTTAGCTGATGGCACGGAGGTATATTCTCCAGATGCTGAATTCAAAGTAGGTAGTGAACTTTTCATTATGGATGGTGACGGCAATCCCGTTCCTGCACCTGATGGAGAGCATACAACCGCCGAAGGTAAAATGATTGTAGTTGCAGGTGGTGTAATCACCGAGATCAAAGAACCAATGGAAGAAGAGCCAAAGGTTGAAATCGAAATCGAAGAGGAAAAGCAAGCTGCTTTTGAAGGTGTAAGCAAAGAAGAATTCGAGTCTACAATCAATTCATTGGTTGAGGCATTTGAAGCTAAAATTGCCGCATTGAATGCAGAGAAAGAAACTCTTTCATCTACTATCGAAAAGATGTCAAAGCAACCCGCAGTTGATAGCGTAAAGAAATCAACAACAGTTGCGAAAAGTGAGCCAATCAACTTGGCTAAAATGGATTCTAAAAACAGAATCTTCTCAATTATAAATAAGTATAAATAAAAATAAAAAAGAAAAACAATGGCTGATAGCTTAACCATTAACAGTTCAACCTACGCAGGTGAATTAGCGTTACCGTACATCAACGCTGCTATATTGTCTGGAGACACTTTAGCAAAAGGATACGTTACTCTTAAAGAGGGTGTAAAATACAAGGCTGTATTGAAGAAATTGTCCAACGCTGCATCTTTGGTACAAGCTGCATCTTGCGACTTTTCTCAAGCTGGTTCTTTGAATTTAGATGAGTCAGTTTTGACTGTATCTGATTTGAAAGTAAATCTTGAACTTTGCAAAGCTGAATTTGCACGTGATTGGGAAGCTGCTGCTACTGGTCGTGGATTCATCAATGATGTTGTTCCTGCAAACTTCTCTGATTTCTTGATTGGTTACGCCGCTGCTAAAGTTGCTGAAAACATCGAGTTTACTATTTGGCAAGGTAACACAACTGTTGGTTCTACTTATCCTGCTTTCAATGGTTTTGAAAAAACTGTGAATGTAGCTTCTGCTTGGTATCGTGCAGCATGGTCAGAAGGTACTGGAACAATGAGTGTTACAACTATCATTGCAAACTTAAACCAAGTGATTAACAACTTGCCAGTTGCTTTGATTGGTTCACCTGAAACAAAGTTGTATATGAATCGTCAATCAGCACAATTCTATCGTCAAGCGGTAGCTGCTGAAGGTTACTTGCAACAATTCCAAGCTTCATCTGATTTCAATTTGCAATTCAACGGATATGACATTTATGTTTGTCCTGGAATGAGCAACGGAACTGTAATCGCTGCACAACCTTCTAACTTGTTTGTTGGTGTAGATGCAAACTCTGATTTCGCTGAAGTGAGAGTTGTTGATATGTCTTTGACTGACGCATCTGACAACGTACGTATGGCAATGAGATTCCGTGTAGGAGTTCAAGTTGGTGTATTGGGTGACGTTGTTTATTGCTACAACGATTAATTTAACCACAAGTAAAGGGGAAGGTGGTTAGTTCTACCTTCCCTTTATTTTAACTAATAAAAAAAATATAATAATATGGCTTGTGAATTAACCGCAGGATTTCTATTAGATTGTAAAGATACAATCGGAGGAATAAAAGCAATATATGTTCAACAACACGCTGACTTTTTGAATGGTGTGAGTGTTGATCCAACCACTTTGGAAATTGATGGTTTATCAACTGCATCCGTTTACAAATATGTATTGCCAAAGCACACAGGTAGCTTTACCGAGGAGGTAGCTTCAAGCGTTGAGAATGGTACAATTTTCTATACTCAAACCGTTACCGCAACTTTCTTTAAATTGACTGCTGCACGCAGAAAGCAATTGGAGTTATTGGCTAAAAATCGTCTTGTTGTTTTTGTTCAAGACAACAATAATAATATTTGGATGATTGGCCGTATGGATGGTGCTGAAGTAACTGCTGCATCAACTGCTACTGGAGTTGCCAAAGGTGACTTGAATGGCTACACAATTACCTTTACTGCTGAAGAAAAGGATAAAGCTTATCGTTTGGAATCTTATAGCGATGATCCATTTGATAACTTCAATACTATCAACGTTGTAGCACCTACAATTTAATTATATTTGTAAGTAGATGAATTACTTACAGACAAATACTGCATCTCAAAACCTCCTTCTCTCTTTAGAGGAGGGGGCTTTGCTTTTACCAACGTTTGAGTATTATTTATTGATACTTCAAAACGAAATTACATTAGAAAAATTTGCGGTTATTCCAACGCTAATTAGTACAAATGAAAGAATCTCAATTTTGTCAATTAGTACAAATGCAGATGATGCCGTTAATGGCAGCATTCTCATTACTGAAGGAGGTCGTTATAACTACGTTATATACGGTCAAAATTCGGTTGGCAACCTTGACCCTACTTCTGCTGATGTGGTTGGAGAGATTAAGCGTGGCTATATTGAATTTAATACGCTAACCGCCTACTTTGACCAACCATCACTAACCATACCTAATGACATCGAATACAATGGATAATATCCTTTCAAATATAAAATCAAGAGTCGGCGATAAAGTCGAAATGGCTAAATACGTAAAGATTGCACCCATTGAAAAGGAAAATGTATCAAGGGGATGGGTAAATTTTGGTGAGGCTAATATGTATCCACAATATTTGATTGAGTTACAAAGTGAATCGCCAGTACACGGATCAATTGTGAACTCAATTAGCCAAATGATTGCAGGGAAGGGAGTGAGTGGTGGTAATGATACCGCTAATGCGTATTTGAGTGGGTTAAAAATTGATTCAATTATACCGCATATATCAAGAGACCTTAAATTATTTGGAGGTTATTATTTGGAGGTTATCTGGTCAATGGATAGAACAACCATTGCGCAGGTTAATCATTTGCCTTTTGAGAATTGTCGCCTTGCGTGTAGTGATGAAAATGATGATTTGATTGGTGTTTGGTATTCGAGAGATTGGAGCGATATGCGGAAAAAGAAAAACACACCGCATTTTATTCCAATGTTTGATGAAGAAAATAAAGAGACTTGCCCAAAACAAGTCCTTTTCATACATACGTTAAAAATGGGTAGTGAATACTATCCTAAACCTGATTACATTGGTAGTGTTAACTACATTGAACTTACAAGACAAATTGGAGAATACCACGTTAACAATATTCTCAACGGATTTTTTCCTTCATTGATTGCGTCTTTCAACAATGGCATTCCATCTTTGGAAGAGCAACATATGATTAAGAATCAGTTACAGATGTCCATTCAAGGTGCTGAAAATGCAGGAAAGGTATTGACATTTTTCAATGAGGAAAGAGATAGAGGTGTTGAATTCACAGCGTTTCCAATTAACGATGCAGATAAGCAATATCAGTTTTTGAGCGAAGAGTGTACAAAGCAAATTATGATTGCTCACAGAGTCACATCACCTTTGTTATTTGGTGTTAGAGATGGCGGTGGATTGGGTTCAAATACCGATGAAATGAGAACTGCTTTGTTCATCTTTCAGCGTCAAGTAATTGAGCCTTTCCAAAGACTAATTGAAGATGGAATATCCATCATTTGTGAGGCATCCAATGTGGTTGCAACTCCAAAAATTATTTCAAATGAAATTTTGGAAGTACAACCAGTTGAAGCGCAGCAATCAGCAGTAAAAAAAAAAGTTGAGTGCGAACACCAAAGCGTTTCTAAAATCTGTTGTTCAGCAGGAAATGATTTTACAGATGAGGAAGGTAGAATCTTCATTGATGAATTGAAAAGCAAAGCGGAATACATTGATGTTGAAGAATGGGAATTGATTAGTGAAGAGGATGTATTAGATCCTGAGAATGAATTAAACTACACCTCACAACTATTCAACAAGATGCCATCAATGTCAGATGCGAATGGTGGAGATAAGTCACAATGGGGTGATGCAGGACTTTACAAATTACGTTATGCATATTCACAAAATCTATCTGCTAACTCACGTGAATTTTGCGTTGAAATGGTAGGATTGTCAAAGGCAGGAGCGGTGTTTAGATACGAGGATATTGAAAATATGAGTGAGAAAGGAGTTAATGGAGATTTCGCACCAACTGGGGCATCAACTTATTCGATTTTCCGCTACCTCGGCGGTTCATTTTGCCATCATTTTTGGAAGCGTCAAATCTATATGAGAAAGAGAGATTCAAAAGGTAGAATTCTACCCAATGAAGGTCTTGAAAATGATAAAAGAGTAGCTAATAATCCGTTTGTTCCAAGAAAAGGAATTGAAGGAATTGCACCAATAAATAGACCAGGAAGAGGTTCACTTAAATACCAATAAAAAATGCCAATACCACAAGAAATATTACTCATCAATGAGGACTACATCAAGAAGTTCACACCGCTTACTGATGCAGTTGATCCCAATCTTATCAGACCTGCCATCTATCTTGCTCAAGATAAGTATTTGACCAACTTTTTGGGGACAAATTTGACGGTTAAATTGAAAGCTGATGTTGCTGCGGGTGAAATTACAGGCGACTATGAGATATTGCTCAATGAGTACGTGTTAAAGGTTGTGTTGTGGTGGACTATGGTTGAGATATATCCATCTCTTTTGTATAAGCACGACAACGGTAACTTGGTGAGTAGACAAAGCGAAGATACAACTCCAGTAACTAAATTTGAAATGGAGTCACTCAAAGAGGCTGCACGGCAAAATGCACGTTGGTACACCAAAAGAATGGTAGATTATTTGTGCTACAATAGCGAACTATTCCCCGAGTACACTAACAATACAGATAACAATATCTTTCCAGATAGAAACCCATACGGAAAGAGTAACTTTCTTATATCAAATTCATACAAAGAATGGAGAAACAAGTGGTCAATCAAAGACTTTCTACCCCCATCGTATTAAAGCGTAAGGAGTACGAAAAGTTATTGAAGCAGTATCTTAAAAAACAAGAAAAGAGATGAAAGTAAAGTTGTGGTTGTTAGGTATTGCAACGGTCTTTATGCCAATCAAAGAACTGATGATTACCATTGGTTTTTTGGTCGCAATGGATATGGTGGTGGGCATTTGGAAAGCTTTAAAATTAGGCCAAAAAATTAGATCAAGAAGGATGAGTGATACCATCACAAAAATGCTATTGTATCAAGTTGCTATTGTGAGTGGATTTCTAATTGAAACCTACATAATTGAGCAACTTATCCCCATCACAAAGTTGATAGCAACCGTTGTAGCCATCATCGAATTCAAATCAATTATTGAAAGTATTGAGTCTGTAACTGGTAAGGATTTGTGGAGCAAGATTAAGACAATCATTGGAAGGAAATCAGAGGACATAACCGATGCAATGACTGATGGACAAGGTAAGTAAGTACGTATCATACAAAGAGGTAACGCATAGCAATCAAGCTACTGCATTGAAGATTGGAAACACTCCAAACGCTGAACAATTGCATAACTTAAAGCTTGTATGTACCAACATTTTTGATAAAGTCCGTGAGCATTTCGGTAAACCAATCGGTATCTCATCAGGCTTCCGCAGCCACGAATTAAATACACGCATCGGTGGGAGTAAGTCCAGTTTACATATGGAAGGAAAAGCGATTGATGTGGATGGAGATATTCACGGAGGAGTGAGCAATAAAGAGATATTTGATTATATCAAAAATAATTGTACATTTGACCAACTGATATGGGAGTTTGGAAATGATAGCGCACCATCTTGGGTACACGTATCTTACAACAAGGAAGGAAATAGAGGTCAGATATTACGTGCGGTCAAGAGTGGTGGTAGAACAGTATACCAACCATTCTAAAATATATGGCAGCAGAAAGTCAAAAGACAAAAATCGCACGTGAACTGCGTGAGCGTTTTCCTGATACACCAACTTTAACGTTGGCGAAGAAGTTAAGCAAAGAACATTTTGAAACATTTTTAGGAGTTGAAGATGCACGTGGTGTATTGCGTAGAATTGAAGGTAAGAATGGTGCAAGGAATAGAAAACAAACAACTGATAAGTCATTGTACACATCAGAGGAAAGACCACGTAACCCATTCAAGTTACCGAAGTCATATGCAAAAGGTCGCAAGCATATTGATATCAAAGGCAAAAAGATTTTAATCTTATCCGATATTCATATCCCATATCACGATATTGATGCAATTTCAGTAGCCATTCAAACTGGATTAGATGAAGGAGTTGATACAGTTGTGCTGAATGGTGACGCACTTGATTGTCATATGATAAGTGACTTTGTTAAAGATCCAAAGAAAAGAAAATTCAAAGACGAATTGTATGCGATGCGTACTTTCATTTCTGAATTAAGGCAAACATTCCCAAAAGCGGAAATCATTTATAAAGAAGGTAATCACGAGGAAAGATACTGGAGGTATATGCGTGTGAAAGCACCTGAGTTATTTGATATAGATGCCTTTGATTTCGCTTCACTTTGCCATCTTGATAAGAATAATGTCCAATGGATTGAAGGTAAAAACAAATTAAACGTAGGCGGTCTATCCATCTTTCACGGCCACGAATTCGGAAAGCAATTTATACCATCAGTTAACGTTGCAAGGGGATTGTTTTTAAAGACAAAAGCAAACGCAATGTGTGGACACCACCACCAAACTGCTGAGCATACTGAAAGAGATGTTAATGGAAAGGTGATAACGTGTTGGGGTGTTGGGTGTCTATCTGAATTGTCACCTGATTACAATCCATATAGTAAATACAATCACGGATTTGCAATAATCACAAGAGGCAATGGAAAAGAATTTCACGTTAAAAACTATCGCATTAATCAAGGCAATATCTATTAGCATTGGCATTGCCATTGGTGTATTGATTTGCAGACCTGATTCAAGTAGGGTACAAATTGTACCCAACTCAGATACAATCACCGCATATTTGCGGACAATAGACACGCTAACCATTGAACGCACCAAATTAAAGACAATTTATGAAAAGGATATTGATACTATTTACCTTCTTGATAGCACTGCCATCGATAGCGCATACTCAGAGGCAATACAAAGACTCATTGAACTCGAAGGGGCTGGATTTTTTAACCGTTGAACGCAGGTTAGTTGTACTTGGTGTGAGGTCATTGGATTACTATATTGAACTCGATAAGAATAATCGTAGCATAATTCATACATATGCCCAACTGAATGCGTTTAATGTCCGATATATTGATCAATTAGAGGAATTAAATGCGGGATTAAGTGAGGAATTAAATGAGGGATTAAGGTCAAAAAAAAAGTGGCGCAATGCCACTCTTTTGATTGGTAGTATTTATGTATTTACTGCTGCTATTATTTATCTTCAATAGTTAAATAACCAACTACAATTCCAACTCCCGTAATTGCAGAAATAGTGTAAACGCATTCAGCTTTGCCTATTGGTTCCCAATTGCATTGGATAGCTTTGTAAATACATTTTACTTCACCTATCAACCCTGCAATGGCTAATCCTATCCAAAGGATAAATGCAAATAATCTCATGTTGTCTTTCATTTTATTTATTTTTTTGATGGATATAATTCGTTTACTTTATTTAATCTTTCGATTGACAAAATCATACTTTTCATATCAGCTGCCCATTGAGGATTAATTAAACATTTTGCTTCATTAATTAATCGCCATTTAGCTGCGCTAATATGTTTCTTTCCTTTTTTTGTTAAATTAATAGATGGCCCTGCTATGTATTCGCAACGTATCGCCATCAATAATAATTCACTTCTTCTGTCCATAGTTTATTTTTTATTGTTCATCATTCTTTTTAGATAGATAGCGAAATCTAAAGCTTCTTCGTAAGCGTGCTGCATCCATTCACGCTCTGATAAATTCGCATTATCTACTGTCGTGCCATACTTCATTCGTCCCATCTTTTCACGTGAGATAAGGTCAGTTATGACTTCTTTGTAGACATCGCTTTGGCAGTTGTCAAAATCGTGTGTTATATTCATTTTCTTACTAATTCGTCTTGCATTTTACCCCATTCATAATTGTGCATTTCTGCCCATATATCATGAATAGTATCCTCATCCAAACCTGCATCCCAATTATCTTCAATAGGCCACAATGAAAAATTCAAATTCATACATTCACCCTTTTCTTCCCAGTAATAATCATCAATACCATAGTTTTTAATTTCGCAAAGAATAACCTTTGTTTCATCATCATTAATTTCGTAATGCATTTCAACATTAAAATTCTTAATCAATTCTTCAATTTTCATAACTTTATTTTTTATTGGTTTATTATTTTTTTCAAGTTAGGTGTAAAATAGTTTTCTCCTTTTAGAACCTTTCCATCCTCTCGGTAAATGGGTTGACCGTTGCTATCCAGTTTGCTCATATTACTTGCGTGAACCTCATCGAACATTGCTTCAAGTTTGTCATCAATTCCCAAGTCAATTGCATACCCAAAAAGTAAATACATTTGATCAATGATTGCATCAGAAATCTCAAAAATATCTAATGCATTTTTCATTTCATCAAGTTCCTCTTGAATAAGTCGCTCATGCAATGCGCAGTCTTGAATATTTTTACAACCTGCAATGGGAAGGTTGTATGTCTTGCGAAATTCTCGCACCTGGTCAATTTGTTTCTTCATTGTAATACTCTTTTTAATACGCTAAATTTTGAATTAAATATTTCTTTTGTGAATTTACCTATTGAATAATCAAAGAACCAACCTTCCCCATCTTTTGACCATTTGAAGTAGTTGCAAATTCTGCAACATTTGACACGTTTATGGTCACTTGGCCTTTGATATTTCATCTTGTCCTTTGAGAAAAAGAACAATGGGAATTTACGATTACAACTAAAGCACTTTTTCATCTTCAAATATTTCTTTGTAGTAAATTTCTGGGCGAAAACCATTTTTTACATCAATTTGATACGCTGCGCCATATACATAAGCATTAAGTATCTCCTCCTTGTGCATTGCTTTGATAACATCATAATTATTTAGCATCCACGATTTGAAATCTGAATCTGATAATAGATTAAAAGCATTTAATATGAAATCAACGCTACTTTGCTTACTCATTTACCACCTCCACTTTTTCAGATTCTTCTTTTGCGTTCTGAATTAATTTAGTCAATTCGGGTAGCATCCAGTATCCGTACGTTGCCATTTCATAAGTAAAGTCATCCAACTGCCGAGTAATATCAGGTAGTATAGCTCCATCCACATTCCAAAGTTCCGTTATTGTCTTGCCGTGCTCACGTTGAATGGACTCATTGAGTCGCTTCATCAGCATCTTTGTTTGGTGATTGTAAAACCATTTGACGGTCTCGCACTCATCAGCTGCATACAATGAAGCTTGTAACCACATCAATAGGTTAAGCACCTTCAATTTTTCGTGGTCTTCAATTGTAATTTTGTTTTTCATAATTCATCATTGATTTGTTTAGAGATTAGTTGTAGTGCATACTTTGCACCTTCCATAAATGCGAAATAAGCAGAGCCGCTCATATCGTCTTCGTTTCCAAATGATGCGTAGCTTTCCGCTTGCATCTTGATTAATTTGTTTAGTTCCATATGTGTTTTTTTAGTTGGTTACAAATATAAATAAATTTCTACGCAAACGCATACTTTCCGAAATTCTTTTTTAATTCATAGAATGCCCTCATCATAATTGCGTCTGCAAAGTCAGGAGATATTCCGTGACGTTTTTTTAAGTCCTCTTTGTTAGTCACTCTTAACTTTCCATCACTATCTAACTTCTCCCTACGAATCATCTCCAGTTCTTTAACGATGGTGTCCTTGTGAGTTGATTCAAAAGTTATGAGGTTGTTGGTAATGAGTTCTCCAAGCTTGAAATAGCAATCAGATTTAAGATTCATATAATTATCTCGCACTGCTTTTGATCCGTTCAAAAATCCTTTGCATTTAAGGTAGTCAACTGCACCACCACCAATGCCGTCTTCATCACATAGCACATTGGATAGCTTCACACCGTGCGATTTTACAAGTTGATTGATGGTGTCCT